GCAGCGGTGGCTCACAATCCAGCGTTTGCTAAGAAAGTAGGTATCCCACAATCTGTGGGTAAAGAGTTCAACAATGCCGATAAAGGCAAAACTTTTAAACAAGGTGGCGATATGAAAAAGATGTCAATGGGTGGCTCTACTAAGGCTTCAGCAATGGGCAAAGTTGCAACAGCGGCTCCTAGCCGTGATGGTATGGCCACAAAAGGCAAAACCAAAGGCACTATGGTCAAGATGGCCGGCAATTCGATTGGTACTGGCAAGCCTGTCAATACCATGAAAAAAGGCGGAATGGCTAAGTGCTAAATCATGGCTGAATACAATGCCGGCGCAGGTCGGGGCAAACAGGGCGGCCCCACAGCTAAAGAACTAGCAGACTACGAGCGTAAGCAAGACGCTGATATTTACACTGCCGATAAAGGCAAGCCTCCACAGGATATTGACAGCAAGTCAGCTCCTATGAAGAAACTAGCTAAAGGTGGTTCAGCTTCCTCTCGCGGCGATGGTATTGCCACAAAAGGCAAAACTCGCGGTACTATGGTCACCATGAAAAATGGCGGGAGTTGCTAATATGTTAGCCAGTCGTGGTATGGGTGATATTCGCCCTTCTAAAATGCCTAAGGGCGTCAAGAAAGCCCGACGGGATGATACTGACTTCACTCAGTACAAAGAAGGTGGTAAGGTGAATGCTGCTGGTAATTACACAAAACCCGGTGTGCGCAAGCGTATCGTAAGTCAAGTAAAAGCCGCAGCAACGCAGGGTACTGGCGCAGGTCAGTGGTCAGCACGTAAAGCTCAGCTAGTTGCTAAGAAGTACAAGGCGGCTGGCGGGGGTTACCGAGATTGAAAGCGCCTCAAAAATCATTGAAGGATTGGGGCGACCAAAAATGGAGAACCAAAAGTGGTAAAAAATCTTCTGACACTGGTGAAAGATACCTTCCAAGCGCTGCGATTAAAAGTCTCAGCCCTGCTGAGTACGCTGCGACGACCAAAGCCAAGCGGGCAGGAAAAGCCGCCGGAAAACAATTCGTAGCCCAACCTAAAACAATTGCAAAGAAAACAGCAGGCTTTAGATAATGGCTTCTACCTCAGGACTCTCTACCTTTAACCTAGACTTCAACGAGATTGTTGAGGAAGCGTATGAGCGGGCGGGTCTTGAGGTTCGCACTGGCTATGAGTTTCGTACCGCACGTCGATCTTTCAACATGCTCACGATTGAATGGGCTAACCGTGGTATCAATTTATGGACTATTGAGCAAGGCCAATTTGTAATGAACACTGGGCAGGGCGTCTATGCTTTGCCTAGTACTACGATTGATCTGCTGGATCAAGTTATCCGTACACAGGCGACTACGCCTAACCAGATTGATATCAATATCAGCCGCATCTCTGAGTCAACGTACTCAACCCTGCCAAACAAGCTGGCTCAAGGTCGTCCTATTCAGGTGTGGATCAACCGCCAATCAAATCAAAGTTATCTGTCAAACGCAACTGTAGCTACAGCAATATTGTCAACAGACACAACTATCACTCTTAGTACCACTGTGGGACTACCAGCTACAGGATTTATCACAATTGATGCAGAAACAATCTACTACGCTAACGTCAGCGGTAATCAGTTACTTAATTGTTATCGCGGTCAGTTCAATGGCAGCACTAATACAACTGCCGCAGCTCATTCAGTAAGCGCAACTGTAACGGTCAATAACCTCACTTCTGTGAACGTGTGGCCTACGCCTAACTCTCCCGGCGATCAGTATGTGTTTGTGTACTGGCGTATGCGCCGCATGCAAGATGCTGGTAACGGCGTTAACGTGCAGGATATCCCTTTCCGGCTGATTCCATGCGTAGTGGCTGGTCTAGCCTATTATGTTGGTTCTAAGCGCCCTGACGTGCCTATGGAGCGCATTGTGATGCTTAAAGCTGCTTATGAAGAACAATGGATGTTAGCGTCGCAGGAAGACCGTGAAAAGGCTCCTGACCGCTACGTCCCAAGACAGTCGTTCTACAGGTGATGTATGCCTAGTAGATATTCCTCAGGTAAATATTCAATTGCTCAGTGTGACCGCTGTGATGAGCGGTTTATGCTGAAAGACCTGAAGAAAGAAATTATTAAGACACGCCTGTTTAATTTGAAGGTGTGTCCTGAGTGCTGGGATCCTGATCAGCCTCAGTTGCAGTTGGGTATGTACCCAGTGGATGACCCACAAGCTGTACGAGAGCCGCGCCCTGATGTAAGCTATCAAGCTTCCGGTACTAGCGGTTTGCAGATATTATTGACTAACAGTACTGCACCAGATGGATTTGGATTTCCAAACCAAGGCAGTCGGGACATCCAGTGGGGATGGAATCCTGTAGGGGGTTCAAGAGGTTTTGACGATCCTTTAACACCAAATTACTTGGTGTTGAACATAGAAGTTGGTACAGTTACCATATCGACAACATAAGGAGCTTAATATGGACAAAGCAGATTTGAAACAAGACAAGAAGATGATGGCTGGAGCCGTGCACAAGCACGAGAAAAAGCTGCATCCTGGTCAGCCTATGACTAAGTTTGCCAAAGGTGGCAAGACAAATGCTCAGATGAAAACTCTGGGTCGTGGTCTGGCTAAAGTAGCTAACCAGAAGAAGTCTTCCTTCACATACAAAAAAGGTGGCTAATATGGCTAAATTCAGTCAAAAGCAAGGCGGCAAAGAAGTCGGCAATGCCGAAGTCTATGCTAAGCCACACACCATGACCGGTGGAAATGTTGAGCTGGGTAACGGCTACAGCGGTGCTAAACCTACTCGTGCAGACAGAGTAAACATGTCGGTTGGTAACATCAATCGTGATGGTTACAACCCTGATGTCAAAACAACTGGTATCAAAATTCGTGGTACTGGCGCAGCCACTAAAGGCGTGATGGCACGAGGCCCGATGGCATGAACTATACGCAGCTTGTTGCATCTATTGAGGCGTATACGGAAAATAACTTTCCGGACATAACGCTGGCCGACGGGTCTACAGAGACCACGAAGGAACAGATTGACCGCTTTATACAGCAAGCTGAACAACGTATTTATAACAACATTCAATTTCCTTCGCTCCGTAAAAACATGACTGGTAATATCCAGTCAGGCAATAAGTACCTCAAAGCGCCGGACGACTACCTTGCTACATACTCTTTAGCGGTTATTGATGCGTCTGGTAACTATGAGTATTTGTTAAATAAAGACGTGAACTTTATTCGTCAGGCGTATCCTAATGCCACTACAGACGTTGGGATACCTAAATACTATGCGTTGTTTGGCCCTGCTATTGTTGGCAATGTAATCACAAATGAATTAACATTTATTCTTGGCCCAACTCCTGACACTACTTATACGGCAGAACTTCATTTCTATTACTATCCAGAGTCTATTGTGACCGCTAATACTTCATGGTTAGGTGACAATTTTGATACTGTACTTTTGTATGGTTCATTGGTAGAAGCGTATACATTTATGAAGGGTGAAACCGACATGATTGCGCTATACAACCAGAAATACATGGAAGCACTTGCGCTGGCTAAACGTCTGGGCGATGGTATGGAGCGTCAGGATGCGTACCGTTCTGGCCAATATAGACAGGCGGTGACCTAATGGCTATCCAACAAGGCGCTACTGATGCTTTTGCAACGGGTCTAATGAATGGGGTGTATAACTTCACTACTGACTCGTTTAAAATTGCGCTATACACTGGTTCAGCTTCATTAGGCCCTGATACCGCTGTGTATACCGCCGGGTTAACAAGTGAAGTTGTAGCTACAGGATACACCGCTGGCGGTATAGCACTGCCTGTTTCTGTTGTACCTACTTCTGCAAACAATACAACGTACATTTCGTTTTCCAACGTAACTTGGAATGCAGCTTTAACTGCTAGCGGGGCTTTGATCTATAAGTCTGGCGGTACTAATCCGACTGTATGTGTTTTAGATTTTGGTGCAGCAAAAACATCAACAGCTACATTCACAATACAATTCCCAACTGCAAGCAGTTCAGATGCAATTATTCGTATAACCTAAGGAGAAGATATGGCATTGGTCACAACCACCAAAGGCGAAATGGACGATTCTCTTCTTGAGAAAAAAGAAGGCTTCGTAGATAATGATAACGAATCAACCACATGGGTGGAGTATTGGTTAGATGGGGAACTTGTGCACCGTTCGGCGCACGTAGCCCTCAAGAAAAACGTAAGTTCTGCGGTAGAAGCCGCATCTTTTAATTAAGGAGCCAATCATGGCAAATACTCAAGCAATGACAACGAGCTTTATGGGCGAGTTGATGACTGCAACACACAACTTTGGCACTGCCCCAGTTCGTGCAACCGGCGCAACTGACGCGTTTAAAGCAGCGTTGTATTTAACTTCTGCCACAATGAATGCTAGTTCTACTGCATATACCGTGACAGGTGAAGTATCTGGTACTGGCTACTCTGCGGGCGGTGTTGCGGTTACATTTGGCACACCCCCTACGGCCACTAATTCTTCTGTTACTGCGGGTGTTGCATTTGTAACACCTTCGGCCAGTATTACATACACCACAGTGACTTTGGCTACGGCGTTTGATGCCGTGTTGATCTACAACTCAACACAAAGCAACAAAGCGGTAAGCGTCCATACCTTTGGTTCACAGACAATTACTGCTGGTACGTTTACTCTGACAATGCCATCGAACACAACTTCGACTGCTTTGATTCGCTTGGCTACAACCTAATAGGGTCGGTGGGGTAACTCACCGGAGTAGCCATGTTTGGAATCTCCGCATTCGCCGAAGCGCCGTTCGCCTCGCTTGCGGGGCAGACGATTGTTCTTTCTCTTACCGGCGTTCAGGCATCTGGCGCGGTAGGATCAGTCACGGAAGACAGCGCTGCTGCGTTAACCGGTGTTCAAGCGGCAGGTTTAGTTGGTACTGTTGGGGGAGACAACACAGTTGCACTAACTGGAGTTGAGGCGCTTGGTGCGGTAGGGAATGTCACAGAAACTAACAGCCCGGATGAAGTTGGGGTGTTGGCTAACGGCGCAGTTGGAACTGTCTTAGTAGGTGAGCGGTTTATTGCTTTGACCGGTATCGGGGCAACTGGAGCGGTAGGCAATGTTGATTTTGCTTACGCTGCGGCCTTGACGGGTGTTGAGGCTTCTGGTGCGGTAGGAACGGTTATTCCCGGCAAAGAGTTTGGGCTTAGTGGGGTACAGGCATCGGGCGACGTTGGTACTGTTGGTTTCTCACCTGTCCCGGATGGTGTTTCAGCCTCCGGTGCAGTTGGCACTGTTGGATTGGCAAATCGTCTAATTGCCCTGACTGGTGTAGAAGCCGCCGGTGCGGTGGGGGATGTTACTGAAACAAATAACCCAACTGAAAATGGTGTACAAGCCACTGGCGCTGTTGGCACCATTACAATGGGTGAGCGGTTTGTTGCTATAAGCGGCGTGTCAGCAAGAGGCCAAGTCGGTACAATGAATTATTTTTATTGGACAACAATTGATGACAGCGAGACGCCAAACTGGCAAAATGTTGAAATGACGGTGTAAGGACATACTATGGCACTTGTATTAGCAGATCGCGTAAAAGAAACCACTACCACGGCGGGTACGGGTACGGTGACTTTGCTTGGCGCGGCTACAGGGTTTCAGTCTTTTGCTGTTATTGGCAATGCAAACACAACCTTTTATACAATTGCAGGGCAAACAGGGAATGAGTGGGAAGTGGGTGTTGGTACATACACTTCTTCTGGTACAACACTTGCCCGCACTACGGTTCTTTCTAATAGCGCAGGGACACAACCATCGGCTTTATCATTCTCAGCCGGTACAAAAGATGTGTTTGTAACTTACCCATCTAACAAATCTGTCAATCTTGATGCGTCTGGAAACTCTACGGCTTTAGGTACTCCAGTTTCTGTTACTTTAACCAATGCTTCTGGACTTCCACTTTCCACAGGTGTAACTGGACAACTTCCAGTAGCTAACGGCGGCACAGGGCTTGCTACTGCAACAGCTTATAGCGTGGTGTTTTCAGGTACAACTTCAACAGGCGCGTTTCAAGCAACTGCTGGGCCGGGAACAACGGGCCAACTTTTAACGTCTAATGGTGCGGGAGCATTGCCTACATTTCAAACAAGTACAGCGGCGTCTAAAGCGTATGTGCAAGCAATTAGCATCCTAAATGGACTGTAAGGATAAAAAATGGCAGTAACCAATTTTTCCCCTCTCCTTGGTCTGGCACTGCCAACTACGGGAGACTTGTCGGGTACATGGGGTACAACTGTTAATGATTCAATTACAGGTCTTATTGATTCGGCAGTTGCGGGTACAACTACTCTTAGCGCAAATGCAGATGTAACTTTAACCACAACAAATGGTTCGGCTAATCAAGCTCGTAATGCGGTTATTTTATGGAC